CCGGCGGGGGAGAAGATCCAAGCGAGCGCTTTATCTCTGGAGGGCGTGCTGGTGCTGCTCGTCTCTTGGGGGCGCCAGGTATGAGGTTAGGCACCCGCTACGCCGCAGGCATGGGCACGGCCACCGTTCTGCCAGAGTGCGACTTTGAAACCCGCAGCGAGGCGGGCTACCTGTGGGACGATGTGGCCCAAAAATACCGGGCCCCTCGCGGCGCTATGAAGAAGGGCCTGCCCGCCATCGGCGCGGCCCGCTACGCCGAGCACCCCAGCACCGACGCCCAGCTATTTGCCTACGACCTGAAAGATGGATCGGGCGTGCGGCAATGGATGCCGGGTCAGCCCAACCCCCGCGACCTCTTTGAGCATTTGGCGCGGGGCGGCCTGATTGGGGCTCACAACAACATGTTCGAGCGCCTCATTTGGCGGCACGTAATGGAGCGCCGCTACGGCTGGCCGCCCGTGCCCGCCAAGCAATGGCGCTGCAGCATGGCAAAGGCCCGAGCGCATGCCTTGCCTGGCGCGCTGGGGCTCATCGGCCAAGTGCTCAATCTGCCGCTACAAAAAGACAAAGAGGGCGAGCGTCTGCTGAAGATGTTCGCCATGCCGCGCGATCCCACCATCAAAGACCCCCGGCGCTGGATCGAGCCAGGGGAAGAGCCCGAGCAATTCGCCGCGTATGCCGCGTACAACCGCACTGACGTGCTGGCCGAGGCGGAGGTGTCCATTCGTTGCCCTGACCTCGAGGGAGAAGAGCTGGAATTTTGGCAGGCCGATCAAGCCATCAATTGGCGCGGTGTGCACATCGACCGGGCGGGCGTGCTTAACTGCATCGCCATCGTGGAACAGGCGCACGCGCAGTACAACGCCGAGTTGTACGCCTTGACGGGCGGCACCGTGGCGCGCGCCTCAGAACTGGCGAAGCTCAAAGGCTGGCTGGGCGCGCAGGGTGTGTACCTTGACGTGATGGACGAAGATGCAATTGTGGCCATTCTCGACCGCATGCCGCCCGGCCCCGCCCGCCGCGCGCTGGAGATTCGCCAGGCCATCGGGAGCGCCTCGGTAAAGAAGGTCTACGCGATGGCGAATATGGTGTGCGCGGACGACCGCCTGCATGATCTGTTCAGCTACCACGCAGCGCGCACGGGCCGCCCCGCCGGCAATGGCCCCCAGCCTACCAATCTGCCCAAGGCCGGGCCGACGGTCTACCTGTGCGGCTGCGGCAAGCACAGCAACCCGGCCAGCGCGTGCGCTTGGTGCGGCGTGCCCCGCCCGCCCGCCGCCAAGCCTGTGGAGTGGTGCGTCGAGGCGGTGGAAGATACCCTGCAGGTGATCGCCCGGCGCGACCTGGCCGAGGTGGAGCGCGTGTTTGGGGATGCCATGCTGGCTGTATCGGGTTGCCTGCGGGGGCTTTTCACCGCCGCGCCGTTTCATGACCTCATCGCCAGCGACTACACCGCCATTGAGGCGGTCGTACTCGCGGCGATGGCGGGCGAAGCGTGGCGGCTCGACGTGTTCCGCGCCAAGCGCGATATTTATCTGGAGTCGATCAGCCGCAGCACCGGCATGCTGCTGGAGGACCTGCTGGCCCATAAAACCCGCACGGGGTCGCACCACCCGCTGCGCCAAAAGGGCAAAGTGCAGGAGCTGGCACTGGGCTATGGCGGCTGGCTGGGCGCGCTCAAAGCCTTTGGCGCGGAGGGCACCGATGAGGAAATGAAGCAACAGATTCTCGGATGGCGCGCGGCCAGCCCGGCCATCGTGGAATTCTGGGGCGGCCAGTCGCGCGATTTTGGCCGCACGCCCGGCATGTTTGGGCTGGAGGGTGCGGCAGTGCAGGCGGTGCTCAACCCGGGCCAGCGCCAACACGTAGGGCAATCGGGGGTGTCGTACCTGATGCATGAAGATGCGCTTTACTGCCAGCTGCCGAGCGGGCGGTACCTCACATACCATCACCCCCGGCTGGAACATACCGGCACCTGGCGCGGCTATTCTCTCAGTTTCGAGGGATACAACACCAATCCCAAGGCTGGCGCTATGGGCTGGGTCCGGATGCAAACGTACAGCGGCAAGCTCTGTGAGAACGTAGTACAGGCCGTGGCCCGTGACATCCAGCGCCACGCCATCGTCAATCTAGAGCGGGCCGGCTACCCCGTCGTCCTGCACGTCTACGATGAGGACGTTAGCGAAGTCCCGCAGGGCTGGGGCAGCATCGAAGAATTTGAGTCGATCATGAACCGGATGCCCCCCTGGGCGGCGGGCTGGCCCATCACGGCAAGCGGAGGCTGGCGTCACTCCAGATATCAAAAAGCGTAGAACATAACCTGCAGGTGTTGACTGGCACTGAAAATATGAAGAAGAGAAACCATTTCGATGGCGGGTGGTAAATAGGTGACGGTGCCGTCAGTAACGTGCTACACTGACGGCACCGTCACCCAAAGGAGTCCATATTGACCACCGAACAAATAAAGCAAATGGCGCGGGAGTTAGTCAAATCCGCGCCACAGGGAGAAATGTGTAAATGGGCACTGGATGCTCTCCAGCAGGCATATGTCGCGGGGCGGGTCTCTGCTGGGGGACGGGGTGCGCCGCTGACAGACGCAGAGATTGACGCCTGCGCATATGCTCATTTCCCGTATGGGACCTATGGGGGTGCCGAGGAATGGCGAGGTTTTGCACGCGCCATCTTGGCGCGTAGCAGCGACCGGGGGCAAGCAGTATGACCCAAACCCTTGAAGAGCGTGAGCGCTACTGGTACGTCACAGGCTGGCCCGTGCCCGCCACTCCGCAGGATGTGGATCTTGCCCTGGCGGCGGAGGGGTGGATCAATGCCGCGGGCGACCACGATTTAAACACTCCTGCTGAACTCGCGGCAGCGCTTGACGTGGGGAGGACCGACAAGTTGCGCGCCGAACAGTTTAAAGAGGCCCTGCATACGCTGGCCGCGTCGGACGCCGTGACGGAGGCTGGGGCTGCGGCAATTGCGGAGTTTCTCAAAGCGCCTGACCTGCACGACTTTGATAGGTTGCTTGGATGACGGCATACTACAACGAGATAGACGAGTGCGCGCCTACGGAAACGCTATCAATGTTGAAGCGGCGCGCGTCTTTATCGAGTCAACCGGGCGGCTGAGCCTGCGCCAGTAGCTCAGTCTTGCGGGAGGAGTCGCGAGTAGTGCCGAACCAAAAGGCCATCACGGCGCCCCACGCCGTGCCGAGCGACCCGAGCATGAGCAGCAACGCCTGCGAGTCGTCCACCTTGAGCCCCCCGCGCAGCATGCCCACCAGAATGCCAAAATACCCCACCGTCACACCGATGGATAGCAAGGCTGGCACGGGGCTAGGCCGAGCCATTTGCAGCGCACGCGCGTCCTTGCGATCCGCCCCGGCCAGGGCCTCGAGGTCCGTCACCTGCTTGAAGCCCAGTTCCTGCATCTGCAGTGCAAAATCCTGATCCGCCTTTTTAAGCGCTAGCATCTGCTCGGGCGTAGCGCCAGATATGGCCTGTTTGACCGCATCGACCGTTTTGTCCGAGAGCCCTAGAGCGTCAGAGATCGCCGAGACTGCTACGCCCCCCATCGGCCCCGCTAACGCTGTTGCCAGCCAGGGAGCTACTGTTTTCAATATCAGGGATACGTCCATAGTGTTCTTTCAGGCGCAAGGCCACGGAGAAAAAAGATTGAGCCGCATTTTTCTTGATGCCTAACCTGTCCGCTACATCCATCAGAGAAATTTTTCGCCCGTCGATCAAAAGATAGCGTGCGCGGCGTTTGTTGCGCTGTTGCTGCGTGGCTGTTGACCATTTGCAATTATCGGGCGCATATCCTTTGTTCACATCAATGCGGTCAAGGGTCATATCCTCGGGACGCGCACCCATGTCGGACAAGAATTGCAGATAAGAGTCCCATCGCTCGCAGATATTTATCCCACGGGCACCGTATGAGGTGTTTTCAGGATCGCGGCAACGCTCGCGCATCGCAAGCCAGGACTTATATGTACGGTCGCTTTTCCCGTGGCCGTTGCCGTGTATCTTGTTTTTAAAACCGTTGGTGCGCGTAGTTTCTTGTTTCCAGCACCCACAGCGCCGATCCAGGGTGCGACGGTCGCCAGCAGTTTGGTCCAGTCCATCAGGCCCCCACGTTTTGCAGATTCTTGGCGATGCGTCGCGCCCACCCCGCCCCAAATACCGGCCAGGTAGTCAATCGGGTCATGAAGTCCAGCCGGTGCCCGTTGATCCGGGCCTGCACAGTTTCGGGCTCCAGGCGACCCACGGCGGCGAGGGTCATCGGCCCGACTTGCCCGTCATCGGCCACGCCTGCCGCTCGCTGGAGGAAGCGGATGGCGTGGCCGATGCCGCTATTTACTGCCGCGTCAAACACCTCAAAAGCCACCCCCTGCGGCAGTCGGTCGCACTGGGCGCGATCCCAGTAATCGCGCTTGTAAATTACCTTGGCGTCAGCTTGGGTCAGGGCTTTGATATCCAGCAGGGGATAAGAGCGCTTGCTGATGCCCCAGTTCGTCTCCCCGCCCGGGTCGCGCGGGTCGTTGACGTAGCCGCCCTCATTCCCGATAAGCGCCGCGAAGCAGGTGTCGAAATTACTCATTTAAGGTGTTCTCGCAGAAAATTAAAAACCTTATAGGCACCCGTGCCAGCCCCGCCCAGTATGGAAATTATGAACCAGCCCCACACCTGGGTCTTGATCTTTTCCGCGCGATCTTTCCTCATCCGTTGGTCGTCAAGCCATGCCGTTATAAATGCGTGGTGATCTCGGTGCACCGTTTCCGATACTGAGAGCAACGCTACCTCATCCCGCACGGCGCAAACCACCGCTTGGACAAGATCCTCTTTACGGGTTTCGAAGTCCCGTCGTTCTTTGCCGTCCCACGCCATGCCCCGTTAACTTCCCGCGAACTCGTCAGGCGGTGTGGTAGCTCCGCTAGGCATGTCCCGAGCATCCACTGCAGCATCAAAAGCCGCCTGCAATTCGGCCAATTTTGCGTTAACCAGCATGTTTTGATGCTGTAGCTGAATTATTTCCAAATCCTTCATCCCGAGCAGAGATGCCAGTCGGCTAATGTCGAGCGGTGAATTGTTCATTAATTTACTACCTTCAAGTATTTGAACCCCGCACCGGCACTATCCGCCGCCCCTGCGGTTATCTGCTTCAAAACGCCCTCCGAGCGAATCCACACGGGGGAATTAGAGTCGCCATCGACGCGCATATATTCTAATGCCCCGCAAAATAGCTCCAGCAGTCTCCCCGTGTTGGCCTGGTATTGTGTCTCAACTCTGATGCCTTTGGCCGTTGGCGCATTAACGCTCGTTCGGAGATACTGCAAATATGCCTGAACATTACAGTCAATGACCATTCCGTAGTTCCAACCGCCCGTACCTGTCGCGCTCGCAAAAAATGCGGTGTTCGCGGTGATCGTTCCGCCCGCCGACTGCGCCCAGTACGCGGTGAAATTATCGGCGCCGCCTTGTCCGGGCCGTAGTGTGGTTGCCGACTGCGAGGGAATTACATCAACCTCAATGCCCACCATATTTACTGGCTTATTTCCGGTGGAAGACGCGACGACGAAATTTGCACCAAACACTTCTCGGTTAGCCTGCGCCGCTGGGGCGTTCGACTGTGCCACCGCCGCGATGCCCACCAAAGGCTGCGCCCCGGCAGGGGCGGCGGTGGCACTAAATACACGACCCGCGAAAGCCGAGCATTCGCCAGTCTCCGCTCCGTATGCGATAACTTCGACCGTAACGGGGGCGTGCTTTTTACTGTTCCCCCAGTCGCAAGAATCAGCGTTTGCGCCGTTAGTGTGCCGCTCGAAATAGGCGGATGGCGTAACGTAGGTTATATCTGTGAAGGGTGCGCCAGCATTGCCTTCGATAACCTCTGTGGTGGGCTTTGTGGGGGCAATGGGGCTCCCGCCCAATTGAACTTTTGTCGGGGCAAAAGGCAATACTCCTGCGCCGGTCAAAGAAACATTCCGGCCAAATACCCAATGCACTCGACCCGCGCCGATGATCGGAGAGGAGGACAGCAAATACGTCCCATCGGGCACTAAACACATTAGAGTTTTACCAGCGGCTGGCGCCGATAAAACTACTTGAAACGCCGCAGTGTCATCCGCGAGGCCATCCCCCAGCGCGCCTTTATCCTTTATGGACAGAATGTCCCGGAGCTTGGCTTGCACTGTCCGGGTAACCCCACCAGTGCCTCCATCGAAATGCCCCACCAGAGATGACCCGGTAGACGCGGCCAGCTGCGACCGCAAGGTGTCCACTGGCGTACCGGGATCCGTAAAGCCGTCCACCGTCCAAATAGTCGCATCCGCCGCGCTTTTGAGGACGGCTTTGTATGCGCCCGCCCAAAATACCACCGCCTCACCGCGCCCATCCAAGATGATCGGATTGGTGTTGGGCACCGTGCCCGCCGCGTCTTGGTAGGTGGCCTGGGGCGTGCTGGTCCCGGCAAGGTAGGTGTAGAGCTTGCCGCCAACAAGGGGCGCCCCGGCGCTGTCGGTATACTGCTGCTTGCCATTGGGTAATAGGGATGCCATCGGAGCGCTTTCTAAATGTCGTGGTTCATTCTAATTCTGCTGAAACCATTTATTGCACTTCTGGTGCTCGTGCCTATCCGGCTTGCCACCAATGCCCTCCGGGTGCGCATGCCAGAGAGCCGCTTCAAAAGATTTCTCTTTCTACCGTTGCGCCGCGAGAGCGGCGGCGGGGGTTGACGCCTTGACCATCTGCTCCAGATAGGGCAGCGCGTCACGCACGGGCTTAGGCAGACTTTGGGGCGCAGTCCGCGACGCCAGCAGGGCCGCCCGGGCTTTTTCTGGGTTCAGGATCAAATCAGACAACACCGCCTGAATTTTGGGTTCCGCCACGCCGTTATATGCAAACTGCACCGGGCGCATGGCCGTGTTCAGCAAGGTCGATTCGGCCCACGACTCAGGCAATCCCGTCGGGCCAAGGATCTGCCGCAGCACATTTTGCGATGCCAGCCGCTGCGCCGTGGCGCTGCCCGGCCCGTTGGCCGCACGAGCCACCGCCGCCGAGCGATCCGACTCGCCCAACACTGCTTGCAGTTTGGCAAGCTGGCCGGGTTCCATCAAGTCAGCCAGGGTCTTCTGTGGCAGGTCGCGGCCCGTGGCCTGGGTGATCAGACGCCCCTCGTCTCGCGCGGCATTTGCCAAGGCGTTGGGCATGATGCGTGGCACGCCAGATAGGTCGGTGGTGGGAGCAGTGCCGCGCTTGAGCAGTTCCGCCGCCACATCGTTCTGATTTACTGGGCGGCTCAACGCGGCATATGTGGTGCGCGCTGTCTGGTAATCCGGGCTGATCTGCTCCAGCACATCGACCAATCGCTTTTGTGCCATTTCGATGGATTTGGCTTTGTTGACCGACACCGCCGAACTCCCCGCGTTGCTGATCGCGTCGTCCATCGCCAGTTTCATCAAGTGCAAGCCCTCGACACTGCCCTCGGGGCTGGCAAGATCGAGCCCTTTATTCGCGGCGATCTCCCGCGCTGCGCCCATCGCGTCCTTGATGGCTGGCACGTTAAGCAGTTTCGCCACTTCCCTCTGCCCGGCCTCATCGAGCGGCAGAGATTGCGCAAAGGCCTTGTCATAGTTGTACTTGCCCGCCGTGGCCCGATTCCATAAATTGGACTCGCGCTTGCCGCCTTCGCCGGCCAGTTCCTGCAAGGTTCCGACGCGCGCCGCATTGTTCTCAATATCGCGCGTGAGGAACTGGCCGGCGATTTCCGGGTCCAGCGCCAGAGAATCCTGTAGTCGCGCCGCGCCGCTGGCAGCTGCTGGGTTGTTGATCTGTTCCGCCAGGGTCTGGCGCGCACCGGTAAGCGTGGGCGCATTGGTTGCGCCTGCCACGTCGCCGGCATTGACGCCGAAGCGCTCCAGCGTGCGACCCGCGATGGCCTGCCGTCCGCCCTCGGTGAAGGGTTCCGCCAGGGCCTTGACTCCCTTGACGCCCGCCGCGATGCCTCGTCCGGCCAGCACACCGCCCATCCCCGCGCCGCCGCCGATGAGCGTGTTTTTCCAGCGGGAATCGTCTGTGCCCGTGGGCTGTGTTGCGCCCAGGGCCAGGCCCGTGAGGGCTGCGCCGGGCAGAGTAGCGCCCCCCGGCAGAAACGCCAGCGGGACGGCCATCATCGCATCGCCCACTACGTTACCCACCGTGCCCGCCGTGGTCGCCATCAGCGGCGCGTCTAGGCGCTTGACCTCATCAATATCTTTCTCGGTGGGCAGGCCGAGTGCGTCGCCCGCTGCCGCGGGCAGTACCGCGCGCGCCATCTGACCCGCGCCCCGACCAATATCCTTGACGGCCTTGCCTGCCCCCGCCCAGAACCGATCCCCCTGACTCATGCCGTTGGTGGGGTCGTACAGTGCCCGATCCTCCGCGCTGGCCTCCTGGGCGGGGGCAGGCGGGGTCTGGAGGTACGCGCCCAGCTTGCGCACCGAAGCGCTGTCGCCCGCCTTGTCGGCGTTGCGCATGGCCGCATAAATATCTTCGCGGGTTGCCATTACTTTCCGCCCCCGTGCTTGGATAGGATGGCCGCAATGTCTGCGGGTACGCCGCCGGGCGCAGCTGCGGCAGTGTCCAACAGATTGCGCTGACTGGCAGGTACGGCGGCCATTAAACCCCGTGTGGCAAGTTGGCGGTTTTGGGCTTTCTGCTGGATGACCGCCGCGCTGTCGCCCACGCGGGGGAAGTATTGTTTGGCCGCACTGTCGAATTCGCCGCTGCTGATTGCTGCCCCCGACTCCCGCCGTAGGACCGCATTCACGAAGTCCCGCTGCGCCTGCTCCACCTGTTGCTGTTTGTCGCTCGCCACGGTCGCATTAGCCACCCCGCCGAGCGCTCCGCCCACTAGAGGAACCGATTCAAGCGCCCCTTTTATGACCGAGCCCCGGTCTACTCCTTGGGCGGCCATGTCTTGCATGATCTTGTCCGCCACTTTCATGCGAGAACCGAAAGTCAGCGCGTCGGACTGCTCTTTGTTGAGTGTGGCCGCGCCAGCCTTTGGCCCGAAGCCCTGCACGGGGGTAATTTTGCCGCTGCGGTCTTGCTGCACCAGCATGGGCTGGCCGTCTGGCCCGGTGACTTCGAAGGGTTTGCCCATCGTGGCCGCCGTGGCCTCGCGGGAACGCGAGTCGACCATGTTCTGGCCGCGCATGGCAGTGGCGTTGTTGGCGATGCTGTCCGGGCTCTGCGAGCGTGCGAAACTCTGGCCGGGCGTGACCTGGCCGGTTAGCTGGTTGGTGCTGAATACCTGATCCGATCCGCCCATGTTCTGGATGCTGGTTTTGGGCGTGAGCAAGTCCATACGCTTCGATGCGTCCATGACTTCAAGCCCTTTTTGCATCAGGAACGGGCGTAGCTGCGCGGGGTTGCCTGGCATGCTTCGCGCCATCTGCGCGCCCTGGTCGGGGGCTACTACGCCCTGCTGCACCAAGCTGGTAATTGTCTGCAGCACGTCGTCGTGCGTAACGTCCGGGCGTGAGAGCAGAGAGTTAAGCGCCGCGCCGGACATATCCAATTTGGCCTTGGCCGTCTCAAACTGAAGCTTGCTGGTTTGCGCGCCCACGTGGCCCACGTCGGCCTGCGCCTTGTCCGCCTCCAGCAATCCCTTCTGGATACCGGGGATGCGCGAGCCCAGCCCCGCCTGGGCCGCGCCCTGCACCAGCCCTTGACGGTTTACCGTGCCGTCCGGATTGACGTTGCCACGATACAAATCATTAAGCTGCGCCTCCTGTTGTTGCGTGCGCTGCGCCTGCTCCATCGCCATTTGCTGGGTCTGCTGCTGCGTGGCTAAATTGCGTAGCTGGAGCGCGCGGCCTTGCACCTCCAGCGGGTTATCGAGCTGGACGCCACGCGCTTGCAGGGGGATAGATGCGTCGATAGGCATTATTGGTAACCCAGTGCGTTGTAATCCGATCCGGTCGAGGCATACGGGGCGGTGTTCTGCAGCACGGGACTACTGCCAGCACGGGCGCCTAGGCTATTCATATATTGCTGCTGTATTGCAAAATTGCCCAGCGACTGGGCCGCGCCCGTGTAGGCGTTGCCTTGCCCGATGTAGCTGCTGGCCTGCGCATTGCCTGCCCCAATTTGGTTGTTGGCGATATTGCTCGCCACCTGGGCACCCTGGTTGGCGATCTGCGCATTGGCGGTTTGCCCCGTGCCAGCAAGGGAGGACAACCGATTGAATCGGGCCGTCTGGTCCTGGTTGAATCGGTTGTAGGCGTTGGAGTATTCGCCCGAGGCGTAATCTTGGTTGTACCGATCCAGCGCCTTAAGCGTGCCGCCGTTGAGCAGACCGCCGCGCGCAGCCGCGCTGTTCTCGACGCCGCGCTGACCTTGCTGCTGCCGAAAGGCGTAGCCGGGGTCTTGGTTGAAGTCGGCCATCGTGAAATTGCGATTGAACTCCCCGCCGTTGGCCGTGCCCGAGGCAAGCTGACCCAGCGCGGTAACACCCGCCTCGCGCCAGGGCGCCGCGTCCTCGCGGTTCTGGTTGTACTGCGCCAGTTCCGTGGCGTTGGCCTGGTTCGCCGCGTTGGTCTGGGCGTCCGCTGCGTCTCCCGCCGCATTCGAGGATATTACGGCTCCGCCAATTGCCGCTACGGCGCCGACTGCTGCTGCAACCATATTATTCCCCCAGCCATTTCGAGTAGTAAATTTCCACTCGATCAAATTTCAAATATTCAAAGAGCGCGGAGGCGTCCGCGTGGCATTTACTGCCAGCAAACCAGCGTTGCACGCCCCGGCGCCGTAACTCTGATTCTACGGCCTTGAATAGCTTTATCCCCGCACGACCGTTTCGGTAGTCGGGGTGCACGTAGAAAATATCCATCGTACAGGTCAAACAGGTTTTGTAGTGCAGGCCGGGCGCGATGAAGCCGATGAAATACCCCACTGGCGCGCCCAGTTCTCGCATGGTGACAAATACCAGTTCCCCGCGCGCTTCACACTCTCGGTAGACCTCATACCGGGGATCCAGCGGCACCTTGTCTTTATTGAGCGCCAGTTCCGCCCAATGCAGAGGGAACAAAGGCTTGAATTCCTCCAGCCGCTCGGTGAAGCTCTCAATCTGTGTGGTAATCATTTGCTCGTCCGAATATCGACCACCATATGGATACGCTCGCCCGCGCTGTTGTTCACCACCTCATGCTCTTCGCGGTTGTTGAACCACCAGATATCGCCGGTCTGCATATGGACCGTCTCGTCTCCGGCCCGGAAATTACTGCCAGGCTGCGACTGTAGAACGATGTGGAACCGATCCCAATATTCCGCGTGCACGGGGGTGTCGGCGTGAGGAAAGACCCGGCCACCCGGCACTAGCTTATTGATCATCACGCGGCCCAGCCGCTCGCCTTGCGCCATCGCCATTAGATTAAAAATCAGCGGGCGGGCTTCTGGCAGGAGCTTGAAGACTGGCTGATCGTAGTTCTCGTGCTGGTCGAAGTTGGCCATATGCGCCGCCAGCGCCTCATCAGTGGCGTGCACGCTGCGATCGGGGAAGCGCAAGATGATGGACTCGGTATCTTTGAATGGGCCTTGAGCGTAGTCCCGCAGGTAGGTATCCTCGCGCCACACCGGCCCCAGTTTGGCCTGGCGATGGATCGCCAGCAGGAGAGGCATAACGGGCACGTTGGCGGCGATTTGCAGGAAGTTGCGCAAGATTTCAGCCCTTTAAAAAATTCATTGTCGGCGCCACCGAGTAAGTTACCCGCAACGCATCGCCACGGGACAGCGGGAACAGGCCTGCGGTCAATCCGGTGGAAAGAAACGCCCCCTGCCTGCCGATCTCCACCAGGCTGACCGTGCCGCCCGTCAGAATCATGCGGCCCGGGTCGGGCGCAGTGAAAGTGTACGGCGAAGCCCCCGGCGTCACCGCCAGGATGGGCGGCGCGCTAGATAGCAGGGAGGCAAGCTCGCCGATGTGGGGCATCAGGTTACCTCGCGCCCAGATGCCCGGAAAGTGACGGCGACGGCGCTGGTAAGCGTGCTGAGGAAGTCGCCTGGATTGAGCACGTGTCCCACCATTTCGGGGAAGGTGTACGCCTCGCCCGCCGCTAGGGTCTTTGCCGACACGATGGTGTTGGCCGCGCCAGCCGCACCACCCGAGGGAACAATCTTGAGCGTGATGGTGGCCGCCGCACCTGTGGTGTTGGTTCCGGTCATCTTGTCGATGATGGTACGCGTGCCAGCAGGTGCGGTGTACTGCGTGGTTTCCGCAGTGGCGAGCTGCAGCGCTTCAACCAGGGCTTTTGCAATGACGGTCATTTCGGTCCTTAAATACTGGTGGCTTGGTTCAGCGCTTGGATGTCTTTAGTCAGTTCCGCAATTCGGTCCTGTAGCCCGGCAATCTGCGCCTGCAGTGCGTCATCCGGCAGTGTAATCTGCGCCGGGGGCTGCACGGCCAGTCGGTCGGCCAGTTCATATAACGTCGCCTTGGTTTCTTCAATTCCGGCGTCGGCGAAGCCGCTCATCACAATTTCGGTGGTGCTCTCTCCGAGTGGGCCGCCGATGCGCTCAAAGACCCCCTGCAGGAACAAATACCACTCGCGGGTGATGAATCCTGTGCCTGGCTCGATCAGCGGCACCCGAGCGGGCACGAAGCGCAACGCCGCGCTCATGAGGCGCCTACCTGCACTGCAACCGCCGCGCCGATGAAGGCCCGGCGTACTGGGTCGGTGATGGTGACGCGGAAAACCCGGTCCCGGCTGCGGCCCAGCCGCCGCCACCTGGCGCGCGCATGACGCTCGCCAATGCGCCCCGCGCTAACCCAATGCTCCGAAGACCACGAATACCCGCCGTCGTCGGACCACTCCAGCATGACCTGCGGGTCGCTACCCTGGCCGGTCGTCAGGCCTACGCCGGTCTGCAGGTCCACCTGTAGGGAGCTGAAAAACTGTAGCCGGTAGTCCGGGTCTGCCAGATGGGGGCAGGTGCGGATGGCGCTGATGTTCGCGCCGTTGTCGGTAAAGTAGTCCAGGTCCAGCACGTAGATTTTGCCGGTTTCCCAGTCGCCCACCAGGTTCTCCCCCGCGAAGGCCGCTTGGCAATTGGACCGGTGGCGATTAAGCGAACCATCTGCCGGGTTGGTCCATGCGCGCTGGTGCCACATGTTCGTACTGGCGTCGTATACCCAGGTTACGTTTGCCGTTGGGAAAGAGAGCACGTAGAAGGAGTGCCCCTCCTGCTGGTAGGTGTAGGCCACCGCGTCATCAATGCGGGAGTACTGCCCAAGGGCGTATTCCAAGGCATGGTTTGACACCCGCGCCGGCTGATATCCTACGGCCCGCATTACCATCCCCTGCCCGCGATCATCCGCAGTCAGCCAGAACACGCTATTGTCCATCTTGGCAGGGCTGTATTTTGCGGCGCATCCCTGCTCTATAAAAGCCCCATTGATGCGCTCGAAAGGGAAGTCGACCGCCCCGCTATTGAAATAAACCTCCGTGCTCGTTTCGCCGAATAGCCATAGCTCCCGGTGATCCGCCAACAGGGACAGCAGCAAGTCTGGTGAGCCTTCCGCTGTAGCAAAGTCCAGCGGATCAATGGCCGTGCCGTAGAGGCTCGTGATCTGGAATTGCCCCGTGCCGGGCTTGTTGAACACGTAATACCCGTCCAAGAACTGCACCACGTCAGCACCTTGAAAAGCAGCGTTGGATATGGCTGTTACGGTGTTGGCCGTGGTATCCACCACATACCCGTTCGCACCTGTGACCAGCATCACAAGATTGGTGCCGTTAGACGCGATGCTTACTGGCGTAGTGCCGAAGGCCACGGTGCCAATCAAGGTGCTGACCTTTGCGGCGGTGATGCGGTACACGTTGGCCCCGACCACCACCAACATGAGGTTTGCGGTTACCCGCGCCAGCCCCCGCACGCAGCCCCCGGCCAGCTCCAGCCAGAGCCGCAGGCCGGGTGTGCCGATCAGGGCCGAGACATTTTTACTGGCCGGGCCGCCCAGCTCAGGATACAGATTGATGCACTGCTGCGCGTCCAAATTCTTGGTGCGCGCGGAGTAGCTGGGGCCGACGAAGGGGAATTGCATCAGTACCCCCGAATGTAGGACTCGTACGGCGAGGCGGTCAGCGCCAGGTCAAAGCGCGACTCGACCGGCACCATATTGGTTCGCTTGTAGTCCGCCTTGGCGTCTGCTGCCACCTCCGCTAGCGCGGCACTTAGGGGCGCGCCAAACTCAATGCCGTACTCGACGGCCAGGGAATACCGGATGGCCTTGGCGAAGCCAGGCGGCCCAGTTAGCGCGGAGGCCAGCGTTACCGGCGACGTGAGCAATTGCCCTGCGCTGATGGTGATTGGGATGATCTGCGACGGTACGGGCC